ATATTGGCAGATGAGAATTTGAGTGCTGCTAATAAGATAGGTGCATTATCATTTTTAGGTAACTTTTTAGGTAGACTGCCAGGCGTAGGTCTAATGAAAAAAATATTAGAACCTATTGGTAAATTTTTTGGTAAGGGTGGTTTATTATTTAAAATCTTTGGTAGATTTGGTCCTCTAGCAGTATTAGGTGCTGGTATATTCTTGGTAGCCAGATATGCAGATGATATAGCAAAAGCATTTGCTCCTGTAATAGATAAATTAAAAGAGTTAGTTGTTAAATTAACACCTTTCTTTAAAGATGTATTAATGCCTTTTGTTGATTTTATATTTAAAAATTTAATTCAAGGTCTTGCTAATGTATTTGAATTTATTATAAATTCGGTAACTAAAGTTATTGATGGTTTTAAAAAAATATTCGTAGAGGGAGATATAATGGGTGGTTTTAGCGATTTATTTGAGGGTCTATTAAGATTTATATTTGCAATACCATTAATGGTACTTAACTTCATAAAACCATTGTTTGTAAATACGGTAAAATTTTTTGAAGAAAGTTTCCAAAACTTTGCTCAAGGAGTTAGAGACTTCTTTAGTAATATATTTTCAGCCATTGGTAATTTTGCAAAGAGTGCTTTTGAATTATATGTTTCATTTATAAAGATGATATATATGGCACCAGTAAAATTCTTTAGTTTTATATTTGATACTATATCAAGTATATATGGAAAAGTATTTAAGGTAGTTGATGAGTTTTTAGGTGGCATACCAAGCAAGATATTAGGTTTTGTATTTGGTATGTTTGAACCTATAATTGGTTTCTTTAAAAAAATAGGTAATAGTATTAAGAGTGCCATCAATGGTATCATAGACGCATTACCATTACCAGAATTTGTAAAAAAGAAAATTAGATTTAATGTAGAACCTAAACAAGAAGATTTAGATAAGATTGAGGCCGAAGTTGAACAAGGCGATGGCAAAATTAATATTAAGAGAGATTTAGGTGATTTCACAATTGCAAAAGGTGTATTACAAGATGACTCTGGTAACAATGCAGTATTATCAGAAACAGAGGCAATGAAGTCGGCAGCTATATTAACACAGGCGACAGGCGACCCTTATCAATCAATTAAAACAGATAAAGGTTTTATGGTTATGAATCCAGAAAATCCATTATTACCTGAAGACATACAACCTGTTAAGATAGAAAAGGCGGCGCCAATTATAACGCAAGAATCAGTACCACAAATAGATGGTTCAGGTGGTGGTGCTATGTTTGTAAATCAACCTATAACGAAGATTGATAACTCTTCATCTAATTCACAAAATAGTATATCTACTGGAAAATTACAGATTGCTATTGACCCTTATCACGATAGAAATGCCTTCCAAGGTGTTGTCTAATACTGACCTAAATCTTTTTCAGATATAATCTTAAACTCTAAACCATTGTCTTCACAATAAGATTTTGCTGCTTGCCATTTTGCTTGGTTCTTGATATATTCAAAGCTCTCTCTCATATATGATTTAGTTTTCTTCTTGCCTGGTTTTGGTTTACCTATTTGACGTGATGGTTTGACCTCTATCATATACTTCTTTTGTTTAGAAGTCTTTACAACGAAGTCTGGAAAGTATCTATGGTATTTCTTGTCTATGGGATTGAAGTATCTAATTGGCAACTCTTCACTTGCCCAAAATAATATGTCTTGATTAAGGTCGCAATAACGCATAAAACGTCTTTCTAATAATGACCTATATACTATCTTTCTATGGTCGCCAACATACTTCTTGGGGTGCGTGGGTTTATATAATCCTTTATAACTCTTTGCCATAATCTACCTACAATTCATATAAATATTGATAAAGGTATTTATAAATGGCATTTAAAAGTTTAAAAAATCACATATCTAATTTAGCGACACCATTCTTGGCTAATTCATTGAACAACTTTATGAATAAGTCAGGTGCTCAAGACGCAGGTAAAATGGCTGCTCAATTAAAGAGAAAGTCACCATTTAATATACCTAATTCACCAACAGAGAAACTAATAGAAAATCCATTATCATTTACACCTGTTCAATACCCATTAGATTTAGGTAATGAACAACTAGGTCATTATATTGTATTTGAATCAGGATTTTTAAATTATAGTCCACAAACAGATGGTCTATTGTTGAGTGCTAAGAATAAGAAAAAGAAAATTAAAGGTAATTCAGGCAGAGAAAATGCCATTGTATCTAAATTACCAGATAAATCAATAATGTCATCTGCTATTGCAATCTATATGCCACCATCAATCAAGGTATCATATACACAAAACTATGACGCCGCTGAAACAGGTATTGCTGGTGCTGCTGAGGCTATAATAGATAGAGCAAGTGGTCAACAATCTGCTGAACAGATTAAAACTTTCTTGACAGGTGGTGCTGGTGTTGCAACTAATCAATTAAAGAAATTAGTAGGTGAGGCAGTAGACCTAATAGGTGTTGGTGACCCGGTAAGGTTTGTACAGAAAAGGTCAGGTGTAGCATTAAACCCTAGACAAGAACAATTTTATGACTCACCAGATTTCAGAGAGTTTTCATATTCATTTGACTTTTGGCCAAGAAATGCAAAAGAGGCAGAGGCAGTAGATGAAATTATAAAAATATTTAAATACAATTCAGCACCAGGTTTAAATGCAGGTACGCAAGGTGCTTTCTTTGATATACCAAACTATTTTAAAATTAGTTATATGTTCAACAATCAGGTCAACCCACATTTAAATCTAATATCAGCGTGTTATTGTAAAGGCGTTGAGGTAGATTATGCGCCAGACGGACAACCTAGTTTCTTTCCTGATGGTAGACCTGTTCATACAACATTAACGGTCAACTTTGTAGAAGACAGAATATTAACTAAAGATGACATACTAGAGGGAGCGTAATGCAATATTTTAATGAGTTTCCTAAAATAGATTATAGTATTACAGGCGTCAAGAGTGATACAGCCGAGATTACCGATATATGGCGAAGAGTAAAAGTTAGAAGTAAGATAGCAAACAATCTAGCACTATATGATAGGTTTGATGTACCAGAGGGTGATTCACCTGAAACGGTTGCATACAAAGTATATGGCAGTACAGATTATTTTTGGGTAGTATGTTTATTAAATAATGTAGTAAACAGATTTCACGATTGGCCATTAGACGAGTTTAACTTTCAACAATTTGTAGCAGACAAGTATGATAATCCAGAGGCGATACATCATTTTGAGATTACACAAAAAAGTGGTAAACAACAAGGCGATGGACCTAGTGATTATGACCACAAAATAGAGGTCAATAGTACAGAACCAGGCGCAGAGTCAGTATCTAATATTGAACACGAAAGAAGATTACAAGATAAGAAGAGACAGATTAAATTATTACAACCAAGTTATCTAAATGCATTTATTGATGAGTTTAGAAATTTGATAAGACAATGATATGGCATATAAAGATAGAGATACATTTGACAAACCAGGTCAATATACACTAGGCGAACTTACATTAATCTCATACAGACATAATGAAGAGTTATTGCCTAATAGAATTGATATTAGAGGCATAACGGTCAACCTAGAGATTGCTGAAGATATATTTTCAAACAACATAGTAGGGTCGGCAATAGTTTATGATATGCAAGATATCAGGACTATAATGCCAATCACCGGTTTAGAGAGACTATCACTAAAATTAAATACACCAGGGGCTGCAGGTTATGACTACAGCGAAGAGAGTGGCATACCCTTACAGGTATATAAGGTTGACAATGTAAGAAAAGATGATAAGAATGACAAGGCACAATTCTATCAGATATTCTTTTGTTCGCCTGAAATGTATAGAAATATGACCACAAAGATTAGTAGGGCATATGCAGGTCCAGTAGAGAACGCAGTACACGATATTGTTAGAAATCATTTAAAATCAGAAAAACCATTTTTCTTTGAACCGACTGCCACAAATCCAAAGATAGTAATACCTAATCTACACCCATATGAGGCAATAAGACTATTAAGTAGGAGTGCCATACCTGCCAACTTCCCTAACAATTCAGGTTATGTATTCTATGAGACGAGTAATGGTTTTTATTTTAGGTCATTTGCTAGTATGATTGCAATAGGTGGCGCAGAGATAACACCGTCTTGGAAGTATTCATCTATTATAACTGCCGTGACCGATAATGCCTCACAGCCAGAGATTAAGGACATAGAGAGAAGAATGTCCAATGTATTAAGATATGATTACGATAGACCTGTTGATACACTAGAGAACATCACAAAGGGTTTCTATGCCAACAAGGTAATATCACACGACGCCTTTAATAAGACGTTAACTACATCTAACTTTGACTATATAGAATCAAGTAAGAAAAGACCACATACAGAAATGAGCGAAGAGTCAGGTGTATTATATCCTGAAGGCGTTGAATTTGCAGATACAAGAAAGGGTCTTAATCAACTATTTGATAGTAAGTTAATGGTCAAGACGACAACCAAGAAAGTGCATAACGAATACGAGGACAACTCTACTGGTGGTCTAGGTGTAAGAACGAGTGATAGGGCAGGCTATCAGAACCATAATCTAACTATGCTAGTATTTGGTAATACACTTATAAATGCAGGTGATGTGGTGACCTTTACGAGTCAGGTGCAGAGACCAAACAAATTTAGTGATAACGAGGGACTCAACCCATATACGAGTGGCAGATACGTAGTAATGGCAATGAAACATATAATAAACATACAGGCACAGAGACACGAAATGGTACTCAAATGCTTCAAGGATAGCGTTAGGACAGCGTATCCGACAGAGGAGGAGGCATTATCCAGCGTTGGTAGGGCAGACGCTACAGATTACAACCTCTATAACGAACAATTTAAGGAATTCATAGGTGAACTATCATAGAGAGAATATTCAGAGAATCCGAGAGTCCGGCGCTTCCGGGAAAGGCAGGCCGTGTCAATAGATTTTACTATATTATTGGTATTAGCGGCCTACTTTATAGGTCTGTTATATATAAAATACCTTGAAATTAAGTATATGAAAGAACATAACATACAGCAGGACCGAGAGTGGGACGCTGAAATGAGACGTGAGAGATTTAAGAGGGGCGAGAATGCTACTTGGTCTCACGATAGATACAGAGGGGAAGATGATAAACAATTATAGAACTTATAAGAGTGTAATCAGTATATGCTCAGGTTGCCATAGAGATACGCAGAGTTTGTCTATTACATATGCCTTACAGCGTACTCTAACGGCGCTCTATCGCAGGTTGTGTGCGTATAGTCATTTACAGAGTGGCGATTTGCGTACAGGTTTCGTAAATGGTTTAATAATGCGTATGCTTAGTGTTTTAAAAGGCGAGCAATATCGGAAAATTTTATGAAGTACGACATTAATTTTTTAGGGTTTAACGGCTTCGTCTGGTTTAATGGCGTAGTAGAGGATAGAAATGACCCACAGAAACTTGGCCGAGTACGAGTGCGTTGTGTCGGACTCCATACGCAGGACAAGGCAATACTTCCAACGGCCGACTTGCCTTGGGCACAGGTCATATTACCAGTTACCAGTCCTGGAATATCCGGTCTTGGTCATTCGCCGGCATTTTTTGTAGAGGGCAGTTGGGTCTTTGGTTATTTTAGGGACGGCGA